GATTGTTTTCGAAATCATTTCTTCGAGAATATCTCGAATTGCTTTGCGGCTGTTTTTCCAGTCTCGACGCCCAACACCAACCATCTCCGCTCCAGCACCTTCCGCTTTTGATTGAGCCTCAATCATTGCAGGGTCTTGCAGTGCAATAGTCTGGCCCGCAGGCATAACCAACGGAATCAAGTCTCTCCAATTCAATGGCGGGCTTGTCGGATTGGCTGTATTGAACTCAGCGGCCTTTGTCGCTGCGATCGTGATTGCGTAAAGGTTGTCGTCAACAATCTCTTCGCTGACTTCCTCCCAATCCGAACCGCGAGCACTGTGCAGCCTGCGTGGGCTTGTCAGCGAGTTTCGCAGTTGTGTTGCGTCGCCTTCGGCATCGGCAACCGGCTCGATATAGGACCACGTTGGCAGGTTCCAGTTGTGGCCGTAGATTTTAATCTTCGGCTTGTCTGTCCATTTGCCAATCTCCTTGTCGTCTTCAATCAAACGCGACAACCACCATTCATAGGCAGGCTTATGCAACCGACGAACTAAGTTGAGTTGATCAGCAACAAAGCCTTTGCGAGCTTCATCAACAGCTCCACGCCATCCGCTAAAGTTTGTCTCGCTGCCATCCATCAAGACAAGGCAAAGCGGCAAACCGAAGTTCACGCCAAGGATCTGCATAATCAACTTGACTTGCTGGAAATATTCGCTGTTCGGGACGTTGGGGGAAAACCCTTCTAGCTCTTCGCCTGGCTTACCGACAATCTCCATCCCTGGTGAAATGCCTTCGATTTGTCGTGTACCGGCTGGGCTTGTCTCGACAGATGATTCGCCATAACTCGGCTGGCCTGGCAGATTGCTTCCGCCTGATGCCATTTTTCGAAATATCGCAAAGCATGAAACAACTTGTTGCTGCACAAGCTTGGCGAAATTAATGTCTTCCAACATCCCTGCATAGGAAAAAACAGGAGCGATCTGAGTCACTCCACGCGTCTGCAAAACACGTTTTGGGTTGTAAACGTGAAAGACTTGCCGCCTTCCGTTTTCGTCTCGAACTGCGATTGGAACTGTCTCGCCCTTTGTTCCGAACTTGTCTACGTCTTGCGATACGTGGTACTGCAATCGCTTGCCGTATTTGTCGGTGGTGACGCCAAGAAACGTGTCAGTCATTGACGTTTTTGTTTGAATCGAATGGGCTTCGATAACTTGGAACGAACCTTCCTCGGTTCCGGTCACAACAATATCGCCATCAATCGATTCCGCTCGTGCGCAATGTCGTTCGATTTCCGACCAAGTGCATTCGCCTGCAATGTCGCATTTGTATGGATCGTTACTAAACTCAAGCCAGCGGTTCCAGATTTCAGTATCCAGACCTTTGTCGCCAGTCTTGGGATCTAACTTGAAGCCCTGCTGTACGATGTTGTCAACGCGTCGATCTGCGAGGATACCGATAACTGCGTCGTTGCGATCCATGTCGCGGGCTTGCTCAATGTCACGGTAGTATTGCGTCTCGGTGCGGTAGTGGTAGTCGGCACCCGAACCTTGAGGAGCAACGCCATTTCGCTTGCGCACGAAACGACTTGCTCGGCTCATGTCGTAGTCGGCACGAATCGAATCGAATGCACCTTGTAGCGTTTGGACTTTCTTCCTTGCCACTATCGGAAGCCCTCACTAACCGACAGGAAACGCACTGCACCTGTTGGTGTCCGATTGACAGCGATGAACTCAAGAGCACGGTTCATCAAGTTCTCAATCGTCGCGGGACTCATCGTTAGCGACGATCCTTGATCCGATTGGCTTTGTGGGCTGAGAATCAAAAAGCGTTTTGCAGCGGTTGCAAACAACTGCGCCTTCGAAACGGAAACGGATTCCTCGAAGTCTGCGTTGTTTAGAAGAGCGTCGATAACTTCATCGATAGTTGCTGCCATGCACGGATTGTATGCATAGACATTGCCTAACTATCCGTTTGTAACAATGTTACTTTGTTACAATCCAAGCTGATCCGCTGCTTGTGACATAAGGTATCGTAGGAAGTCTTGCGGTCCAGCGGATTTCGAACCTACGCTATCATGCAATTCGTTGTCGAAGCCTTCGACTAAAACAGCCAATGCAATCGCCTCTCTGGTCAAAAGTCGCAAATTGACATTCCTGATTGGTGTCCTGTTTCGAAGTCCAACCAGCGCAGGAAGCTTAAGAGAAACCTGCTTAATCTCCACATCCAGTTTCTTTGGCTCTTCAAGAATTTCCCCAAGCGTTGGAAGAGACTTTGCTAGTTTACTCATATCACCTCTCTGTTGCTAAAAATGGCTGTCCGAATTGATTTGTAAATATGTTCGCCTGCCTGGGCTGTGGTGCCTTCGGTTGCAGTATTGCAGGTTGTTGCACCAACCGAATTCCAACGCACCCAGCCCCGGCACATGCCAACGCTGTCGCGTCAAGCCAGTGGTTATTTCGATTCTTGACGAACCACACCCGCTTGGATTCCTTACCGTAGACCGGAACTAACTGTTCTTCCTCTGCAACGATATGGTGAGCGTAGCTTAGGTGTCGTTTGCGATCTCCCGCCGTATCGAACAGCAAGAGCGATCCGTTAGTTCTGTAGCCGCCCTCGTCGTATGGATTCGTTAGGAATCGTTGATGTGTCCATCGCTTCCAATATTCGGTGTTGATGTTGTAGAGATGAACTCGATCCTCGGCTAAATAACTGGCGTATGCCTCTTCGAACGGCACCTTGGTATCTGATCGCAGCGGGACGCGAAACCGCGTCGACGCCCACCCCTTCGACGGAAAGAACGGCCGCCCTCGCCTTCGGCAAAACTCATAGACCGCCGCAGTGTGACCGGCACCGCTGCCAGAGTCGATGAAGCAAATCAGTGGATTGATTGGCGCAACAACTTCATCCGCCCATACTTCCAGGCTTGCAAGTATCGCCAGCTCCACTGCCTTGTCGTCAGACCCGCCGTTGATGCCGTGAGTTTCCATAATCCCGTAATCGACGACTGAACCGATTGCACCTGGCTCCCATGCGATGTCGACCCAATGCGATGAGTGGTTGCCTAAGTCGATTCCCATCGTTCGGACTTCGGTTGCCGAAGGGGCTTCACGCTGTGCCAGATTCGATACGCGGGATTGCACCCTAGCCGCCGTCAATCCCGTTCGCTCAATCTCCTCTTCTGGCTCTGGATCGTTCTGGTACTCGCTGCGATACGCGGCCATCGAAGTATCTGCAATCTTGTTGAACGCGAACTGCAAACCTGAATAGACGGCTTGCGTTCCGTCCGGCAATGCGATGTCGTCGAAGTGCTCTGATAGCATCTCGTGCCCTAGATCCATTTCCGATCTATTGTCCAGGTAGTACGTAATTGCTTTCGTTCCGTGCTCATCGCCAGTTTCTTGGTCGGAGTGCCGGATAGAAATATACGTCTCCCAAAACTCCATGTTTGTTGGCCACTTAACAACCATACCAAACCGCATGCCGTTAAAGGATGGGCGGATCTTCCTATCGGTGACTCGGTAGCTTAGGCAGTGGCGGTTCTGAATCGTCGTCAACACAATGATTGGAAGGTTGCTACCTTCTTGCGACAATCCCGCAATAGCTTTGTCTAACGTGTCCTCCCGCTTCCTGATCTGTTCAAGGTTGCGTGCTGATTCTTCGGTTTCTGGATCGTCTACGATAACGCAATCGGGGCGCTCGCCGTTAATATTGACTCCTCGGAAAGCAGCGTCTAGGCCGTAGTAGGTCATCTTCACGCCGCCGTATATCGACCCAGCAACGTGTGGCAAACTCAGTTCGTCAGTCGTCCACTTGATCCGCGTTAAAACTCCATCGACGTGTTGACGGCTCGCCCGTTGCGGCGCACCTTCAAGAGCAAGCACCGGATAGCAAACCTCTGGAAAGTCCTCTTGGAGTGGCTTGCTGGTCAGTGTTTTTTCCTGGAAGTCTTTGAATAGCCCAGCCGCGAAGCCGTTTGTGGCTGCAATCGGAAGAGGAAATCGAACTAAGCCAGCGAACACCAGATAAGCAACCATGCCTTTCACTAGCTCGCTTTTGCCGCATCCACGAGGAGCTGCGATAGCTTGCCGACCACCGTACTTAACCCGATTCATTATCGCTTCAATCATCTTCCTGTGATGCGGTCCAAACGGACGGAAATACTTATCCGCAAAGTACGTCATCAAAAACAACTCTGGATCTTCCAAGCAGCGTTCTCGCCTGGCAGGATTGACGCAATCAGGGATAACGATCCTGGCGTTTTCGCTGCGTTGTTCGCGCTTGCGTCGTGCATCCTTTGAACGCGAGTCGTCCAGAACAAGAGGCTCACTCTGCTTGTACTCTGGACGTGTTTTCAGCCACGACTCCAATTGTGCGGCGGTCATCTCTAACAAGTCCAAGCTTGACGGCAAGTTCAATGAGTTCAAGTTTCCTCTGTTGCTCCGCTTCGAGTTTCTTTTCTTCGAGTGCTCTACGTCGCTGATTGAGTGCATCGCCTGCCATCAGTACGCGACTCGCCGGTATAACCAAATCTGGCACGCCGCTGGAAACAATGTCCCGCAATGCCGCAACTACTTCAGCCTTGATCTCTGGCGATACCGGCCAATCTTCCTTGATCGATCGCCCTACTAACCGGATGTCGTTCAGTGACTCGATTTTCAAAAACGCTTCCCCCCTCCCCGACAAAACACGCTAACGCCGGACTATATTTGCATTAAATCGGGATT